GTTTTCATAGCATCTTCTGGTGTCTCTACAAGTGGTTCACCTGCAAGATTGAATGATGTATTGAATAGAATTGGAACTTTTGTCAACCCATAAAATGCTTCAATCAAATTATAATAATGCAAGTTCTGTTCTTTAGTTACGGTTTGTACCCTACAAGTTTTATCAACATGAAGGATAGCAGGAATATGTTCCCAAGCATCAATGTGAGCATCAACCGCATACATCATGAAAGGGCTTTCTTCTAATCCTGCCATATCAAACCACTCATGAACATATTCTTTGAGAACTGTTCCTGCAAAAGGTCTAAATGCTTCGCGCTTTTTGATTGTATTGACATGATCTTTCCCATTAGGATCTCTTGGATCATAAAGAATAGATCGATTACCCAATGCTCTTGGTCCTGCTTCAGATCTACCCTGATACATTGCAACAATATTTCTATTGCTGATAAGATTTGCAACCTGTTCATAGGTCACATTTAGTCCTTCAATATGAGAAAGATCATAAGTTGGTCCTAGGTATAATGTTTTCATATTACTTGATACCATTCAGATGGGAGGGATCCAAATTTATTTTTCCAATATTCATAATTTCCATATAGTTTTTTCTTAGCAAATGATATTTCTTCTTCGGAAAGTTTTTGTTTATATGTCGCAGAATTTTTAGATGTTTCTATTATTTTTGATGTTTCTAGTGTTTCTAAATTTAAAAATATTTTTAAAAGTTCAAATGAATTTTCTAAATACATTTCTTCCATAGATGAAATAAAAATATCTTTGGTAGGAAAAATATTTTCAAATTTTTCAATTACATATTGATAATAATTTGAACTAAACTCAATATCATTTGTCCGCATATTATCTAAGAAAAAATTATTTGCATCATCAGGACAGATCATATTGGAAAACGAAAACAACCTTTTTATAGGATCTCTAAAAAGTAATATACATTTTACGTCAAAAACTTTTTCTAACTCATGTTTTACTTCATTTAAAAATTTTTCTGGCAATAGATTATATGATTGAGAAAAATCACATACACCACCTACAAACTGAGTTTGTTTATAAACATCTATGTAATACTTACAATAGTTTTCAATAGTATGATTTTTAGAAAAATTATCAAAATCGGCATACAAATACTTAGATTTAGATTTTTTTTCCATGTACTTTGGCAAAAATTTTTCAAATGTTTTTGGAACATTTTTTTCACCATAAAAAACAAAATTTAAATAAAAACATTCTTTAAAATATCCAAAATTAAATGCTTTATTTTGAAAAAGTATGTTTGCAAGCAAAGTCGTGCTAGATTTTGCTACTCCTGGACAAAATAAAAATATTGGTTTATCCATTAATTCCACTCAAGTGCTTCAGATACCACAGGAAACTGTTCTACAAACAGTTTCTTACATTCATTTGCAATATCCATGTGCTCTTTCTGAGTTCCGTTTGCAGAACGAAGATTGATATAATGTATCCAAGAACGCACAGATCCAGACATATAAATACGCGTAGGAGTTGCAAGAGGAAGCACAAAACGAGCGCATTCTTTAGCAACACCTTGACTTAGTAGAAAATTATAAACCTGTTGAGCATCCTTGAACAAGTCCTCAATCATCTTGTTCATCACAAAAACTTTGTCTTCTTCTAAATCATCAATAGAATTCTGACGGTTTTTAGTATCTTGACGACGAAGTTCTGGAAGAGGTATTTTATCACTCAAAAGATTTGTATCGGCATAACGTTGGGAAAATTCTTGATATGTGAAACTTCTGTGACGTAAAATTTGCGCTGCAATCCCACGGTTAGTTTCAATCTCAAGCGTCATAAAAGCCTGCTCAAAAACAGACCAATGATTGTGCTTAATACAATAACGTAACAAGCCTGCATAGTTTTCATTATCTTGATTTGCTGGATTAGAAACCCTAGCAACATACGCCATTGTTTGTTCTGCATCTGGCGTCACACTAATCAATCGTACTGTCATCGTAACCAAATCCTTTTTTCTTTTTTCTTTCAAATTTTTTTCTTGCTAGCCCAAGAATAGCTTTATCTAATGCCATTTTCATATATTGAAGTTCGGCATCAGAATATTTCCAGGGTTGCTCTAGTGCTTTTTTTACTAGGCGAATTGTTTCAGTGTAACGCATTAGATATTACCTCCTACAGCAAGTATAGCAACAAAAAATTTAAAAGTCAATCCTCAAATAAAAAACAAAACTATTGTTGGAAGTCTCGATAGAAATCTTGCTTCTAATTCTTCATCTGAAGAATAGTCCGTTTCATGTACAAAGACAAAAAGTTTTTCCCCATCACTTATAAAATTTTTTATCAAATAAGAAAAGATGGGATCAATAATAATTGTGCTTTCAATTTTCTTTTTATCATAAACATAGTGAACATACTCATGTTTGATGACTTCAGATTTTGAAATTTTTTGATCACTTATATTATTTTCACAGATCAAAATTTCTTTTTTCCCAGCTTGATACAACCCCATTAGGTTGGAATTAGCACAATTTTCTCCTGCACGTTTTATAGTTAGTCCATTCAACCACAGTAAAATTGACAGGAAAATGTCCAACTGGATACATGTAAGTTTTATATATTTATAAAAAAGGGGGAAGTCAATTCCCCCAAGCATCATGCCTTTAGTTGTAACTGTGCTTGTTTCAGGCGTTCTGCCTTTTCAATTTGTTCCTTTAGCAATTGAAGAACATTTAGTTTACGCTCTTCAACTTCATATTTTACTCCACGATAAGTTGCAGTAGTCATTTGTTTCTCCTGAATGAATGGATTTTTAGGCCCGTTCCTTCAGTCGTTTGCGTTCGCTATTTGCGAATAGCGAATGAACGATCCGTTCCGCGACTTACTTGCGTCCCGAAGGATGAACGTAGACACATTATAGCGTCTATACTCTATCTAGTCAAGCAATTTTGTATAGTATGTTACTTATCTCGCCAAACGATTTCTGGATATGCTTGCTCGACAACACTCCTGGTGATGCGATATTTTGATTGTAAGTCTTTATCCTTTACCAAAAGCACGATCTCAGCTTCATCAGCATGAAGTCCTTCGAGAAGTTGAACAAACATCTGCTCACGCTTCATCTGAGAAATCTTATCATTGCCACCTTTTACAAAGTTATAAAGAATTCTCCATTCGTGAACAAGTCTTGTATGTCCTGCTGTTCCTGCAGGTGCTTCGTTCTTTTTGTAAGGAACTTCACCTGGTGGAAGAGCACTTTCAATTCCTTTATCAAAATTCCAAATCAAAAGTGATTTGATATGGTCACTTCTGTGTTCTTTCAGAATTTCAACCTTGCGTTCTACTGTTTTACCGCCGTGTGCAGCTTTGAAAACCTCAGAAACCAAGGGATTATTTGGTAGTTTTGTCATAGTTAGTCGTCAAATTCATCTAAGTGTTCTACATTACCTTCAAATCTGAAGGCAATAATTTCGTCTGGAAGTGGATTGCCGTTGGCGTCAAACATTTCAGGATGTGAATACTGTGGTGTGACATCTTGTAAATATTGTCTAACCAAATATCCAACAATAAGTCCTAATCCTAATGTTAACAGGCAACATAGAGTTGCTAAACAAATAACAGCTGCTAACATTTTTGTTCTCCTGGGATTACCGTTCTCTTATCTCTAAGTAAATGGTAAATTCCTTATTCGTAAAAGGAAGAAACCACTTTCCAAATCTTATGATTTTTATGTTTGGTTTCTTTCTCCTAAGTAGAAGTTCTACACCTTTATTTATTGTATAACTCAAATCTTTTTCATCTCTTTCAGATATTTTATTGTGTCTGTACATCCCCCGACATGCTTATCATCTAAAATTACCTGTGGAAAAGTAGCTCCTTCTCCAAACTCTGCATAGAATTGATTTCTATCAAAATCTTTTTCAAAAACATATTCGATGTACTCTATTGCAAAATGAAATAAAATATTTTTTACTTTTTCACAATAGGGGCATTCTACTTTTGAATAGACTACTGCTTTCATTTTAGTTTATAGTAACTGGCATTGAGGTTCCTTCCTCAATACTATATATTTTTTTGTCTTCAATTTTGTAAGTTCCAACGGGCAATCCAAGTTGTCCAGGAAGTTGTTTATCAGTAGTTGCAGACACAGTAATAACCTGATCCATGATAAATTTTTGCTTTTTATAGAACCTTTTATTCTTATCAAATCCAACTAACATTATAGCATCAAGTTCTTCACCACAGTGTGCGATAACTCGACCTGTTCTGATGTCTGTGACTACCCAGTAATCATACATGCATGGTTTTTCATACGAAAGATATTATATCACAATAATAAATAGTTGTCAATAACAATATAATTTATGTTTAGCGTACATCAGCATTGGGATCCTTTGAAAGTTTGTGCGGTAGGTCGTTCATATCCTCCAGAGTTTTACTCTCGTATAAAAAATCCAAAAGTTCGCAATGTTATGGAACGCATTGCAATTGAAACAGAAGAAGATTATCAGAAACTTATATCTAAGTTAGAAGAATTTGGTGTAACGGTGGTTAGAACTGATATATCAGAAAATTTTGAAGACCACATCAAAAATGATGGCATTCCAATGCCACCACCTATGTGTCCAAGAAATCATACCGCAATGGTTGGTGGTACATTCTATATGCCAGATAAAAAATATGGTAATATTGATATTATACAACTGGTAGAAAAATATTATAGTAGTGAGAAACTAGCTAAAAAATATGAATTTACAAATCTGCTTTTAGATTCAAAATTTGTAGAAAATTTAATCGCAGCAGAAACTCAAAATAATAAAAATCACTATGCATTTTCAACTATAGAAGAAGTTTTAACCACAAATAACGTTCCTATAGTTTATGATGAGTATATAAACACTTCCTGGATGACAAGAGTTGGTAAAGATTTATATTTTTCTGCAATAACCAATATTGTCAAGAATAATCCAGATAGATTTATTGAAAAACTAAAAAGACTATTTCCAAATTATAGAACACATGTTTTAGACATTATTGGACATTCAGATGGATCATTTTGCCCTGTAAAACCAGGTCTAATTATTTCTTTAGCCAATGTGCAAAACTATACCGAAACCTTTCCAGAATGGGAAGTTATTAGCCTTCCAGGACAAAGTTGGAAAAAGGTAAAACCATTCTTAGAGTTAAAAGGAAAAAATAAGGATAAATGGTGGATTCCAGGAGAAGAGTATAATAACGATCTGATTGATTATGTCGAAACCTGGTTGAAAGATTGGGTAACTTATGTAGAGGAAGATGTTTTTGATGTAAACATGTTAGTCATTGACGAACACAATATTATTTGTAACAATTACAACAAAGAAGTTTTTGAAGCGTTTGAAAGACATGGAGTATCTCCGCATGTAATTAATTTCAGACACAGATATTTCTGGGAAGGAGGATTACATGGTATCACTAGCGATATTGCAAGGGAAGGAGAACAGAAAGATTACTTTCCAAATAAAAAGGGGTCGAGTGCAATTTTACACCCAACCCCAAATAAACTCGTTTATAAATCTTGGTAATAGTTTAAGTTTTTCCTGATAGTAATTTCTCTACGGCGAGGTAATAATCTTCGGCATTGTGGTCTGCTACTCTATCGAAGCGAGTAGGATTAACATCTTCCAGATGAATTTCTGGATGAGTGTGAACGTATCCAGTAAGGAATGGAGGTGACTTTGGAACAATGTCGGATCCGTGAACGAAACGAAGATGGTCAACATCTTTCAGTCTCTTACGAAGACCTCTTCCGCCTGGACGAGGTGAACCAATGGTGACGATATGCAAGTCTGGAGTACTCTTAAGTAGCAGGTCTCCTAACACAGTTGCTGTTGCTCCTCCTAATGAGTGCCCAGCAACTACAAGCACCCTATCCTTTTCGAGTGTCTCATAGTTGATAACCATCTTAGTAAGGATTCTCATTGCGTTCTCTTTGAAACCTCTATGGGTATCATCCTTTCTGACAAGGAACTTTAGATTAGTTATCCAATCGTCCATTGACGATGTTCCTTCTACCGTTAGAATACAGTATTTTGGAATACTTTTATCAACAGTAAAATCGTTTTCGTGTGCGTATACATCAACGCAGTTCTTGACTGCTTTCAGAATAACTTCCTTCGGTAGTTTCATTTCCATCCTCTGAACCTCTAGATAAAATTCCCTTAGTATGTAGTAGATAATATATGTTGCGAACAACAATCTAATTACAATGAGTAAAAGCACAATCCACACTGGGTCAGTCATTAGTGTCTTCTGCATACAGAAAAAATCCGAGGAGTGTCATGCAATAATTGCAACACTCCTCAAATTAGTAGGTGATAATGTTCAGATTTTATCTAAACTCATCCGATACTTGGAGCAGTCAGAGCAACTTCAGTGGTTGAAGCAGTAGCAAGATCAAGAGGAAAGTTGTGGGCATTACGCTCATGCATAACTTCCATACCAAGTCCAGCACGGTTCAGAATATCTGCCCAAGTAGGAATAACACGGTTCTGACTATCGATCAAAGACTGATTAAAGTTGAACCCGTTCAAGTTGAATGCCATGGTGCTAACACCAAGAGCAGCAAACCAGATACCTACAACTGGCCAAGCAGCCAAGAAGAAGTGAAGTGAGCGTGAGTTGTTGAACGAAGCATACTGGAAGATCAGACGACCGAAATATCCATGTGCAGCAACGATGTTATAAGTCTCTTCTTCTTGACCGAACTTATAACCATAGTTCTGACTTTCAGTTTCAGTAGTTTCACGAACCAGCGAAGAAGTCACAAGAGAACCATGCATCGCACTGAACAGAGAACCACCGAAGACACCAGCAACTCCAAGCATGTGGAAAGGATGCATAAGAATGTTATGCTCTGCTTGGAAAACAAACATGTAGTTGAAGGTGCCACTGATACCCAAAGGCATCGCATCAGAGAACGATCCTTGACCGAAAGGATAGACCAAGAACACTGCAGATGCAGCAGCAACAGGAGCACTGTAAGCAACCATAATCCATGGACGCATACCTAGACGGTAAGAAAGTTCCCACTCACGCCCCATGTAGGAATAGATGCCGATCAAGAAGTGAAAAATAATCAGTTGAAAGGGACCACCATTGTAAAGCCATTCGTCAAGCGAAGCAGCTTCCCAAATAGGATAGAAGTGAAGACCAATAGCGTTGCTAGAAGGAACAACAGCACCAGAGATGATGTTGTTGCCGTACATTAGTGAACCAGCAACGGGTTCACGAATTCCGTCGATATCGACAGGAGGTGCAGCAATGAAAGCAACAATGAAACAGATAGTCGCAGCGAGAAGGGTAGGAATCATCAGTGTTCCGAACCAACCAACATACAAACGATTATTGGTTGATGTTACCCACTCGCAGAATTGTTCCCAAGTATTGCTTCCACGCTGTTGAGCGATGGTTGCAGTCATGTAAAACTCCGAGTGATTGTGAGATTATGTTATGTGAAGAAATGTTTCCATCTCTTCACATTATTTATCATATATCAGAATTCCCTGACAGTCAATGCGTATAAATACTCATTCTTGTCTGGACATGATCTCTCGATACTTTTCTATTACCCGATCAACATTTCTCTGCATTTCTCCACCTTCAAATTCATCACGGTTCCAAATATAATCATTGAAACCTACTTTCTTATCTCTAATTGGATTGTTTGGATCCCACAATTTACATTGTTTCTGATAATTCTTGATTGTTTTAGAATATAAAGTATACTCTGTTCGTTTTCCTGGAGCATCAAACACACCATTCCAATCCATCATTGTAATGTGCTCATGCTTTGCATAGATTTTTGTACTTAACTTAGCGTAAGTTCTCATTTCTTCTACAAATTCATCCCTACGTTTCCACTGATCTAGATTACCTCTCTTAGGATGCTTTCCTTTCCTGTTTTTATTTTTAAGATCAAACTTTAAATTAACACCAGCCACTATAGTTGATGGTGGTTTATTATAAATTTTGTTGACTGGCATTCCAGAAAATTGTCGAGCTGCGTCAAAAGATATTTGATCTCTATTAGATCCAATCAAAGACCATTCCCACCAAAGATCACAGAAATTCTTAAATTCTGGCGTAGCATTATCCCAGATAGTTCTCCAAATCATGGTGCAGCATGGACTACAATAATTTTTAAAATTATATCCTGCTTCAAATAATTTTTTTGTCAATTCTATTCCTTGATCATAGGAAAAGAATGAGCATAAAAATCCTTCAAGCATTTCATCATAATAACTAAAGTCATAACAATGCTCCATGGTTGTAACACCAGTTGGAAATAGTTCTCTTCCATATTCAATGAACTCTTTAGTTTGAATATAACACGCATCAATCCAAACAGTATGCGTTCCTGAATCAAATAATTTATGAGGATTAATCTTAGGAAATGCTGATAGTCTACGTGGACAATCTAAATCGCAGTAATCTCTAATATCAACATACTCCCAAGGTTCTTTATATTCTTCTAATGTACCATCGTGGAAGCAGACATAACGAACCTTTGGATCATAATAATTCTCATCAGGTATACTATCATAGTTATTTGTAATGCAAGTATACACAGTAAAATCATATCCACCACGTTGATCAAAGAAAGATTTTACAGAAAGTTCATATCCAAGACCAGATTTTTCTTTACCAACAATATTTTCTTGGCGCATTTCATCTAAAATATTTTCAACCCCCTTTTCTTTGAGGTAAGATAATATATCAAGATTAAGATTTGTTTTATAATCAATTCCAGTAACTTCGGAAAGGATTTGCATAAAACTTTTCCAATCTACTTGCTCTTTACCATTAGAGTAGTCACCAGAAGCCCCAAGAAGTTGATGCCAAAAATCCTTATAGTAAACAAACTTAGAAACTATGCTATAAGGATGATCTGTAGAATACTCAATCTCAGATAGTTTTAGTGCTGCTGATCCAGTTAATTGATCTCTAGGATTACATTGTTGATACAATTGCCACCACAATTTAGACCATTTGATTGCATCTTCATTAGGACTTCTCCATAGAATACATGCAAAAATTGTATCATGATTTTGAAAATCATAGTTTTGTTCTTTTAAATATTTTGTAAAGTCAACGATTTTATTATCATCTACCCAAGATCTAGCGTAATATTCAAAGCACTCTTCCAGATAGTTATGCTGCTCTGGGTGCTCCATCAAGAATAATTTTTCAGATGATAATATATCATTAGAAATCTTAAAAAAAGATTCATTGTTTACATGATGTAATCTAGAGGCATCAACATAAACACAGGGTTCATCAAAATATTCATAAAATAAAATTTTTGGGTGCCTAGAAAGAACAACAGGATCTTCATGTTGATAATTAATAGGTCTAAGTTCCCACGGGAATTTTGGATCAACAGTACCGTCATGGAAACAAATATATTGATGCCCTAAATCTTCAATTTCAGGAAGTTGGCAATAATTGTTAGTAATACAAGTGTAAATAATCATTCAATAACTCCGTAAACTTTCATATAAAAATCATGAGATGGATATCCTGTATATAATTTAGGATTTAATCCAGTTAAGTTTTCTAAATCTTTTAAGAACTCTTCTTGTTTTAAGTACTGTTTTATATCACCTCGTTGTGGATGCATTCCACGTCTACCCTTTTTATTAAAGAACCCTAAAGGAACTCCAGAGTGATCTCTTTTTTCATAGACAGAAGGTAGATTAATGTTTGATAATCTTAAAGACACATCAAATGCTATTTGATCTCGATTGCATCCGACAAGAGACCACTCATACCAAAGTTTATTAAATTCTGTCATTTCATCACTCATCGTCCTCCAAACAATAGTTCCCAATGGACTGCCATAAGTTCTAAAGTTATAATCAATTTTCTTTAGTTCTTTTGTAAGATGAATCGCATCTTCATATGTAAAAAATGCACAAGTAAATCCTTCAAGCATTTCATCGAAGTATGAAAATCTTGAGGCATGTCTTAGCATTGTGAATGGAAAACATCCTCTACTCCTATTAATAAATTCTCTGGTATGCTGATAGCATCCATCAATCCAAATAGTATTTGTGCCGTTTGGAAACCATATGTGTGGATTTGCTTTAGGAAAGAAAGATAATCTACGAGGACATTCTTCTTGATGATAGTCTCGTATATCAATATATTCCCATGGTCCTACTGTAGTATCAATGGTTCCATCATGGAAGCAGACATATCTTACGTCTGGATCATAGTAATTTATTGGTACAAATTCATCATATCCATTTGTAATACACGTATAGACAACCATGTCTTTCTTTTCAACATAGTCATTAAGTTCAAACGGAGTATATCTTACACATGCATACATTCTATTTACAGTGAATGTATCCACAGGGTCCTCAAAAATTTCCCTAAGATTATCTAATAAGGATATTCTTTCTTTTAAGTTAGGTATACCTTTTAAATTGTATGCCTCTTCATATTTTTTTTCTCTTGTACTACTAAGTTTAAAGTTTAATTTAGGATCAACTTTATTAATAATGTACCTGAGTGGTGATTTATATTCCTTTGAGATCAAAAACTCAGCAATAGAGCTAGAAATTTGATCCCTACTTACGCCATCATCATACCATTTCCTCCACAAATCATTCCATTCATTTACATGTGGACATATTCTTCTCCAAATAGCACAGTTTATAGTTTGTTTATAATCTAATAAAGTATATCCAGTGTCCTTAATTTTTCTTGCCATCTCAAGAATTTCATCTGCAGTAGAAAATCCTTGGAAATATAATTTAGAGAATTCAGATAGTAAAGATCTTTGATCTGGATGTTTTTGTAAGCAAAAATCATGCTGAAAAAATATATCTTTAGAGAACTCAGTAAATTCTTTTGTTAAGGTATAACATCCATCTACCCATACAGTTAATTCTCCCTCATCAAAATAAAGATGTGGGAGATGCTTTGGATGATATGATCTCCTTACTGGGCAGACAATATCTAAATTAAGTTCAATGAATTCCCAAGGACCATGCTTTTTTAATTCGCCATCATAGAAGCAAACATATCTAATGTCTGGATCATAATAGTTTTTTTCAGAAATTCTATCATATCCATTAGTAATGCATGTGTATATGATCACAGTTCAGAAAGGACTTTACTACTAACGTTTCCAGGTTCTCTAAGAAACCAGCCTGTTGCAATGTATTTATCAATAGGTCCAGTAAGAAACCCACCTCTATGCATATGCGTATACGCTGCTGGCCAAAGAACAACTGTTCCTTTCTTAGGATTGAGTGCTAGTTTTTGATAGAGAAATTCTGTAGATCCGCCATTCTCAACAGGAATATCATTGAGATATAGCATCCAAGTCAGAACCCGATCCCTATACATAAACACGCCATTTTCACAATGCCACTTGTGATATCCACCACCCGCTACAGTTTTTTGAACTTTAGTTGTCCACGATGATACTGGATCACTATCTTGAACAATACCCTGATAGTGCTTTGCATATTGTTCAAAGCATTGTCCAATGAATGTATTGAGTTGCATTGCCATTCTCAAGTCAACATACTCAAGATATAATTGCTCATCTTTTCTGCTGAGAACACCATCTTGAAATTGGTCTTCTCCAACAGCAACCCACTCTTCTACTTCTGGAGTGAACTTCTTTGCAGCCCAATTATCAAATGCTAAAATAACGCTATCACACATATCATCTGGGACAGCGTTTTTAAAAATGCCAATATGATCTACAAGTTTCATTGTTACTGTTGATTTAGGTATACCTGTGGTGGTATTCTACCACAATATTCATCGAGTTCCATAATCTCTTCTACTTTTTGATCTAGTCCTTGATGTTGCCAAAATTCGGCAAGAGCATTTCTACTATCCTTATGAAAAATATCAATATGCTCTTCATGAATTGCAGATCCAAGATCAAGTCTATAATTGAACAGTGGTGTAGAATATCCTTTACCACTATCAAGAATTAGATCTTCAGATACAGCTCTTGGTTTGATGTTTTGATCAATCTTCCAACAAGATCCTCTGTTGTGAAGTTTGAAAATTTTTTCTGCATGATGTCTGGTAATCAGATAACATGCAGCAGAAAAATCATTGATAAATCTATGATGTAGTTTTAGAGTAATGCCGTTTGGGTTGATGATAGTAAACTGACACGTATCAAAGTTGATAGGAAGTCTTTTCCTAACTTCTTTCCAAGTAAAGTTCCAATACTTAGCAGTAGAAAGATCGACATCATCTTCCATGATCATGATTTCAGGAAGATCTGTCTCATATAAAAAATATTTGATTGCAGTTAGGTGAGAAAGAACACAAGCAATCTCACCTTGGTTCATATTGTGTGGAATAGTTCCTTTCAAATATGCCGTGGGATCATCTTCTTTACCATCAATAGCAGTGATGCGATGATGATCTTCGATTTGCCAGTAGTCAAACTGATCTTCCATATATTTCCTACGCTCTGGATACCTATCAAGGTTGATCCACACACACTCAGGAAAATCTTTCAGTTTGTATGCAGACTTATTTTTATCCACCAATCTTCTTCCCGTGAATGATACCGCGATTTGCCATATAAGATTGATTAGTGTAATACTCTAGAATTTTTTCTGGAGATATCCTTGATAAGTATTGAAATAGATTTCTATTCTCTTCGATGTGTGGATTATTGAACCAAGAATTAGAAGTTCTCTTATGTTCTAAATGATAAATTGCATCATCAATTCTTGCTACATGAGACAATTGATTGAAACGAAGATAACGCTCATCATCTTCATACCCATATGATATGAAGTTTTCATTTTCCATTCCTAGACGAATGTATTCTTCACGATCAAAGAACTGACAGAACCCATACTTAGCATCCCAAACTTTCGTTTCGGTAAATGCTAAGAAATTGAAATTGGTATTGATAAAATTACTCGCTTGTTCATCATCAAAGAATATTTGACGCTGATAATCTCCATATCCATAAGGATAAACTACCTTGATGGGTTCTGGTTTTGCATTAGGAAATTCTGGATTAGAATATCCATTTAGAATTAGATCTACTGCTTGCCTATAAACATGCTTAGGTAAAATAATATCACTATCATAGTTAATAACAATAGGCGTCTTCGCCATCAATGTCATATCATTGAGCAATCTTGTTCTGTGGAAAATATATTCGTCAGTTTCCTCAAAGACATGAATAAGATTTTTTAGTTGATCTTCAGTCAGTACTTGCTCAATTTGAGGAAGAACCGATCTCTCAAAAGTAGATACACTATCATACTCTTTTACAATAACAGTCGTATCAAAGTTGCGAAGTAGATAGATTAGTGTCGTAATGATATTACGCATCCTATCATCTGTCTCAACCCGCAAAGGAATAATAAAGGTTGCTTCTTTTAGTGAAATATATTCTTGCTCTAAAACTTCCAATTCCATTAGATTACCTCCCAATTCAGACAATATAAGTCAGATGTATCGTGTGCTGCAGTATAACCAGTACCAAACCACTTCTTGGGTGCAATGATACGCTTGCCTTCGTTCTCACATAACCAAGATCCCCACCAAGAGAACGATGAGTTAGCAATGATGAAGTCTGTGCATAATGACATCATGCACAAATCTGCTAGATTATCACCACCTTCAGAAATCAGGAACCTGTCATCAGTAAATACAGTCCCACACCATTCAGGATCATCAGAAAAGACAATAACATTACGAGTACTATCAAATCTGGATAGTGCTTCATCGTAGTATTCCTTTGGACATGGTGGATGATTATCAGAGTTTACAAGATAATCTCCACGGCGAACATGCAGTGCAATAGGAGCATCAACACTATCGAGTAGTTCTTTACAAGGTCCGTAGATATCATTCTTGAATTGAAAATCCTCACGGATTTCTTTTTCAATATGTGAAAAATATTTTGTTGTTTGAAGATACCCATACACATTATGCCCATCTGGCATATTCAGGAATAAGTTTTCATCAAACTTGAATGATGCCTCCTGAACATATGGTCCAGGAACAACAGCAATATTTGTAAGACCTGTTAGTTTGAATGCTTCAAACAGTTGATGATCTGTCCATTGGTCTTTGAAATCGCTAGGGGGAATAGCAAAATCAAATCCACGATGTGCAGCGATACCACGAAGTCCAGCATACTGGAACATCTGATTGCCTAGGCGACCATGACGACCTAGATGATTGAAACCTATCATTTATACTTTTCCTTCAAATACTCAATTTCAGATGGTAAAAGATGCTCATGCAATCTTTGGGTTTGGTTTTTATGTTCTCTATTCGAGATGTGATAATCAGTTAGAATTGCTGGTTCACCGTGATATTTATAGAGACGATAATACATATCACAATCCATAAGCATAGTAAGTTTCTCATCGAAAAACTCATTGAGACCATTTCTCATAGCGAGAATAGAAGGAGAACTCAATGTGTTTACTCCTTCTAAAAGACGATCATTGTATTGTGGTAATTTTGGATTGTAATGAGTATGCCCATTGTCAATAGTATGTGCAAACCCAGTTACTGCCCATAATACATCATTTTCAAATGCTTTGTCAAGCTCTTCTACTAAAGTCTTAGTCAAAATAAAATCATCCTGGAACATAATTTTTAGAATTTCTCCATCAGCATGTCCCAAAGCACAATTAGTGTTAGCAGATATGTTTCCTAGAGAATTATTATTTTTCAAATAATTGATCTCAAATAAATCCGCATACTCTTTGCAAGCTTCTAGTACGTCATTATTTGTTTGACTTTGATCAGAAACCCATACATTGAAATCTTTGCAAGTCTGTTGACTTAGTGCATAAAAAATTTCAAACAAATACTGCTTCGCTTTACCGTGACTTTCATAGCACGGAATACAAAAACTTACTCTCATAGATCCAGAAGAAGTTGATATGCTTCACAGTTGCCATGACGTAATGCATCACGGATATCTTTATCTACACTTTCATGAATAAACCATTCTTCCATTGTACATCCACCATTACGAAGATTTTCACCTACTAAATCATATCCATGCTTAGCAAAGATCTCACGATGCTCATAGATTGGTCCCCATTGACGATAAGCATCATGCTCATAAGTAACTGCGTTGAAAGATAGTTGATCCAAAGGAAATGCTTTCAATGCTTCTAAAGTAATAGAAGGTGGTTCCAAATCAAATGAAAGATAATCCATATGGTGAGGAAATCCAAGTTCATCTACCTTTGAAACATAATCAAAAGTAATGGCATCCTCTTGAAACATTGGTGTCAATGGGCGATTACCATTCCACATTGCAGAAAGTTCTTCATCCAATTCAATTGAAAATCCTTGCCACCCATATTGTTCTTCAAGCAACCAAGTATTGTTCCCAACAAAAGGTTGTGCTCCACCGACTTCAATAAAAGTTCCACCATGTTTAGCATCACTGACAACAAGAGCAAAGATGTCTTGCCAAACTTGTGAATAGTTTTTCTTTAGATCTTTCATCCTTTCAGGTTGGACCCGAAGAAATTCATAATCTTTTTGAATATAATTTGTTTGATTAGATCCGTTGAGTGGCATTGTTTTTCACATCTTGAATAATTTTTCTTGTCAGTCTAGGCACAACATCATTGTCACTATGAAACTGTTTAGCGATTTCATAGTTTTTTTCAATTGCTGCTTGTCTACTATTATAGTAGTCTTCATCAATATAGTCAAAGATATGTTCTAAATCCTTGATATCATTGAATGTAATGATGCCATCCATATTGAACCAGTCACCAATGTTAGGACAACCGTAATAGATAGGAATAGTTTTACTTGCAAAGCAGTCAATAATTTTCTCGGTGAAGTAATTTTTTTGTTGTGAATTTTCTGCTGCAATATGAAACATTGCAGTTTCAAAAAAGTCATTCCTCCTTTCGTGGAATGGTGGTGACTTATGCTGATAAATTTCTAACCCATTGACTTCATCTAAGCTAGCAAGTGCTTCATGAATTGCTAGTCTTAGTTCATGCCCTGGTGCTTGACTTTTGCTGCTAGTAACAAAAGTGATATGTGGTTTTTTATTGACTTTCAAGTCCTTGAAGTCCAACCACGAAGACCCCCAAGGAAATAATTCTGCCGTCTTGTATTTGTCTAAGATTGCTTGTCCAAACGTATAGATCTTATCAAACGAATGAGCATTTCTTAGAGCACCTTCATTGACAGTTGGTGCAATTGCATAAGGTTCTGCAAGAAATAGAATTCTATAGTCTGCATCTTGATCAAGTGATAAATTATCAATTGAAATACTAACTCTAGTATTTCCTAGATCAAGTCCTTTTTCGCCCCAAGGGTTCCACCACAAGGGAAATATGTTTGCCTTCATCTGATCTCTTGAAAATGATAATGAAATCCAAAGGTTTCTTTCTCGCTATCTGGCAAGGTTTCTTCCCTGGAGAATTTAGATGCAACTTCTACGGGTGCAAACTTGCATCCGTTTTTTTCAAAAATATGTCTATTATGAACACAAATGTTGCCGTCTTCATTATATAGTCCAGCATCCATATGGTTATAAAAATTACCAGTATTGACTTCCCAAGGAACCACCACATGCCTTGGAAGTTCCAATAATTTTTTACTCCTCAATGAAAATCCCCCATTACCAACTCGATGATTTTTTCCCCAAGGATCTAGATATGCAGTTGGATCATCTCTCCAAGGTGCTCCAATATAATCATATTGAATCCAACTATTATCCCACAACCAAGGGCGAATAACATATCCATCTGGATGAATAAGCAATGCATGAGATGTCTCTACATGATTGCCAAGATTATAAATGCAATAGAAATTGAAGTCATTGATGCTTTGAATTGCATATGTCAATTCATAAGTCGCTTGATCACAAAGTCCTTCTGGTTTACCTTTGCTCCCAAGAAACTTTACAGCGCCCCATTCAATTTCTTCACACGATTTATTGACAGCATATACCGCTTCTGGTATATCAATGTCTGCCAACATCAATAACGTTACGTCAGGAATTTTTAGCACGCTTTACCGCCCTGTTGAATACTGAATATAAGTCTAGCAGATTGTTGTCTAAATTTCTAGCCCGATCATAAAGATACTCATGATTTGTCAGCAATGTTTTTGTAATCTCCGCATAGTCATCCACCCAAAGAACTGGATAATCTTTATACAACTCTTGTAGATATGAAGTTCTTTTCATAATAGGAACTCTTTTGAGATAAAGAACTTCCCAGTTTCGATGGCAATCAACTCCATTACCTTGAGGACAAATCATGAACTTATGGTTCTGAATTTGTTGACAGTAGATATCATATGATACCCTACTATCAACCGTAGCGTACTTTAGATTTGCAAACTTTTCTCTAATATTACCGCGCTCACTGATATTTGTGTGCTCAGCATGATTGATGTAAAGTAATTTGATTGGTTTTACATCCCTTTCTATTGCATCATGCAGAATTGCAATACGATTGTCGGAAGGATGAATAATACGCTGAACACCATATGGAAATGGATGAACCTTACCACCAAATCCAACAGCATTTACACCATAAATTGCCTTTACGTTATCGGGAATTAGATCATGAATATCATTATTGATTGGAGTATCTTCTAGGTTAGTAAAGATAATAAATTTTGTTTCTGGAAACGCTGCACATGTTTCTAACATATTATTTGTTTCGAGTAAAGCATCAACCCACTTCTGATCATCATCATTTGTACATTCAATCTTTCGATTATAAAGACGAATGTTATCGATGAAAATTGTCATCCACTCTTTACCAGTTACGAGTTCAGAAAACTCTAGGTTAGATGGATCTGCTTGTTTCATAAACGATCCAGGTACACCTCCAATGCACCCAGATTGATCGCCAAAAGAATAATCGCAGTGATTAGAAACTGCTACGCCTTCAATAATGTTCACTTGATAAACTTCTCTAACTTATCTTGATTTTGAATGATGTACTCTGGAAAAGTGACATCGATGGGAACAACCTGTGGGGTATAGAGGTAATCTCTACCAAAAGGATCTATTCCTTTTTCAATACGTTCTTCCATACTGTCCCTGAATTCTGGAAGATTGTTTTCTTGATGTTCGTATGCATCCATCTTTGTACGAACAGTATCAGCATCACCGAAGAAACTCCAATGCCAAGATCCATCTTCAACTTTCCATGCATCTTGATGTGACTGTCTGAGTTTATCTACACTCATACTCTTCAACATCTTCATAGTGGAAACTCTTGTTCCCATCCATTCTTTTTCACATAGTAGATTTAGATAGTAATAATAAACTGGTCCATTTAGAACATAATGATTGATAGGGTCAAACCATTCGCTAATTGATTTGATTGCTTCAGGATTAGCAATCTCATCAGCATCACCAGTCAAAATAATATCATCATCCTGTGCATGATCTAACAACGCATAGATTGCACTATCTTTATGAAAACAAGCACGCTGATAATGAATGGGAAGTTGATAGATATTATCCTCTATCATGCTTCGATGATATGGAACACCTTCCCAATACTTTTCTAAAGTTTTATTGTCATCGACAGTGACGTGATGAATGATTTTATCTTCCCACTTTTTGAAGCGATCTTTATTCTCTAAAAAATATAATGGTTTTTCTTTTCCAGTAAAGGTGATCGTAGCTTCATTGATAACAAAATAATCTACAACATCACCTAGAATATTCATCCTAAGTTCTAATAGATCAAGTTCATTATAAAAAGTGAACGTGTCAAAAATTTTCATAAAACATATTCAAGAATAAAATTTCTTTGCTTTTCTGTATTTGTCCACTCACCAACTTGCAGATAGTTGTTCAACTTCAATTGATGAACATTGACATCCGTATTGATAAGCATACTATAATTTAGATGTTCTGTCAACATCAAATCAGTACAGTAAAAATTTTGAATATTACTACTACATAATGCAGCAGCAACACAAAATGTACCAACACCAGAATTCGCTAAATTTTTTGCGGACATTAGCGTTGCAAAATCTTCAGCAACAGAAGAAGATTGAATCGTTACCTTTGAGTTCTGTCTAAGAATTTCAACAATGGGATTATTTGTATCTGGTTCGGTAACGACAATCGCCTTTTCAAAATTGGTAAGTAATTTGTTATAAAAATCAAGAGGATTGGGAGTATATTGATGTCCATTAGGATGAACTTGATCAAAGATATCTCCACTTCTTATGTGAATAACAATAGTATCATCCCCGATCGAAGATCTTGATGGAAGTTTGAGGTATGGTGCAATGTATTCTTTACAGATCCTACGCATGTTGCGATAGATATGTCCAACTGGAATATTGACTTCTTTATAAGGACCTTCCCAGTAAAAAAATTTTGATACAATTTCATCAGAATTATATCCAAATACCCTATGCATTTTAGAAATAATCTCATGATCAATACTTTCAAACTGAGTCGTCAATGCTTCAGCAAGCATACACCCAACAGCACATTGCTGGATGTTATTACCAAGTCTTCCGTACCAATGAGAAATTTTTACTGACATACAAATAGACTTCTTGCTTCAGCACCTTCAGAAATAAATGGACCCCAAAGTGTTTCTGGAATAACCATAGGATCTACATACCAATCTTCATAAGGATTGCCACCATTGCATACATCAGCAGCAACAAGTTCAAATCCTTTTGATTTTAGAAATTCTCTTGATAGTTCTCTTGCTTGAGAACCATCTTTATAGACATCAGTTTCATATGTAATTACAGAAACTTTGTATTCATCAAAAGGAATTCTAGTCAAAATTTTATAAGTTGTCATTGCTGGTTCACAATCTAATGAAAGATAATCAATCGCTTTATCTTTCCACCTACGACCGTCTAATTTCTTTTGAAAATCAAACACAGTTCCGTCTGCATAATCGCACTTATTGTGGCGAACTGTATTGAACAATTCAACCATTTCTTTATTGATTTCTACAGAAATACCTTTCCAACTAAACTTATCTTCTAAAAGAAAAGTATTGTTGAACTCTACTGGATGATTAGCACCAACTTCAAGATACTTTCCACTACGCTTTCCCTGAAGCATTGTCAAAACAAACAAGTCTTGATATGCTTGAGAAAAATTTCTTTTGATTTTTTCCATCCCAGAAAAGGGATTGTTTAGGATATCACAATCCGCATTGTAATTTGTGTTCATCGATCCATTCTTCAACTCTTACTTTTGGTTCCCAGTCAAGATAAAATTTTGCTTTAGAAATATTAGCTAATGTTTCTCTACTTTCTCCAGGTCTCGCATCTATGTATACATGATTGTTTGAGATCATTTTAGCAATTTGATTTACTGAATAATTTCTTCCAGTTCCAATATTGATGATGCCATATGCATTTGTATACATGCAATCGACATTTGCTTGTACAACATCAGAAACATGTGTAAAGTCTCTGCGTTGCTCACCATCGCCAACAACTGTAAGTGCTTCTTCACGCTTTGCTTGTTCTAAAAACAAACCTATAACTGGAGCATATTGTCCTTTTAGTGGCTGACGTTCTCCATAAACATTAAAATATCTTAGAATGACTGTCTTCAATTCAAATAAGTCAGTATACATTTTGCACAATTTCTCTCCAGACACTTTAGAAACTGAATATGGATTGAGACAATCCTCAAGCATATCTTCTCTTAGTGGAGGTTTATTTTTCAAACCATAAGAAGATGAAGTGGAAGAATAAATTACTTTCCTCACACCTGCTTCTCTTGCACACTGAAGAACTGTTGTTGTTCCAAGAGTATTTACTTCGACACAACGAATAGGATTTTTCAATCCAATTTGAATTCGTGCATTAGCAGCCAAATGAAAAACAAAATCTACACCATCATATAATTCTCTAGTGCTTTTATAATCGCAGATATCATTTTTATAATAAACTGCTTCATCATTATGATAAAATTCGGAATTAGAAATAGCACTTTCGTCATCAATTACAATGACAGTATGCCTAAGATTTATAAGTTTATCAACAAGATGAGAACCAATAAATCCAGCACCACCAGTAACTAAACACTTCATTTCTTAGCACTCTGTTCTAAAATCCAAAAATATGTTTTACGAATTCCTTCTTCTAATGTCATAGAATAATCCCAACCAAGTTTCTCACGGATGAGATCGTTATTGGAATTGCGTCCGCGAACACCAAGAGGACCGTCAATGTGTTCTTTATCAACAAACTTTCCTGCAACTTTAGCAGCAGTTTCTACAAGTTGATTGATAGTAACCATTTCCTCAGATCCAATGTTTACTGGACCCATGAAGTCGCTATCCATCAAACGACGAGTTGCTTCAATACACTCATCAATATAAAGAAATGAGCGAGTTTGTTTTCCATCACCCCATACTTCTATAGACCCACCTTCCTTTTGAAGATATGCAACTTTACGACAAATTGCTGCAGGAGCTTTCTCACGTCCACCTTCCCAGGTTCCCTCGGGACCAAAGATATTATGATATCTGGCAACACGGACAGGAATATTATAGTTGCGATGATAGGCAAAATAAAGACGTTCCGAAAATAACTTTTCCCAACCATACTCACTGTCTGGATCTGCTGGATAAGCACTTTCTTCACGACAGTCTGGGTTATTAGGATCAAGTTGATTGTGCTCTGGATACATACAAGCGGATCCAGAATAGAAAATCTTCGTGCGATTTTCACCATATTGCTCATTCATCTTTGCTTGCTGATCAAGCACATTCAAGTTGATTGATACTGAGTTATGCATGATGTCTGCATCATGTTCCCCAGTAAAGACAAAACCAGCACCGCCCATGTCAGCAGCGAACTGATAGATTTCATCGAATACTTGAATATAACGATAAGGAACTGAATGATAAAAGTTCCCTCGTGTTCCTTTATACTGAAGACAACGTGCAACAAAAGATGTATCACGAAGATCTCCTATTACAAATTCATCTGCTTCTGTTGGAGAAAATTCTGGTCTCTTTAGGTCTACTCCACGTACCCAATATCCTTCAGACTTGAGACGTTTGACCATGTGACTGCCGATAAATCCACCTGCACCAAGAACTAGTGCTTTCTTAGTATACTGTGTCATACTGGATACCATTGTAAATTGTTTTTTGTATAGTTTTCAACAACCTCTTCTATGTAGCCAATCATTTCAAGGGTAATAACTGGGCTACATCCGAGGAAAAATACGTTATCTAACACCTTAGATGCGTTAGGATAATTGGATGCTGGTTCAATGTGCCTGTATCCAGGATGTGCAAGAATATTACCAGCGAAATAATTTCTTGTCTGAATACCATGCTCTTCTAAATATTTCACAAGGTTCGGTTTACCGTCCTCATATACAATAGGAACTCCAAACCAGGAGGTTTCAGCATGTTCTTTCTCTTCAATAACCCTCACACCAGGGATCTTAGAGAAGATCTCATGAAGTCGAGCTTTGTTGAGACGACGGATAGCATGTATCTCTATTTGCTTCTCCAACTGTACGAGCCCAATAGACCCTTGCAAGTCAGCAGGCTTGAGGTTGTATCCTTGAACGCCGAAGACATACTTATGATCGACATCCTTATCGTACCCTTCCAACCAACGGTCAAAGCGATTTCCACAGACACCGTTGGGCAATTTATTCTGGGATCCTACACAGTAGCATCCACGACCCCACCAGGCAAAAGATCTAGCGATCTGGACAATCTCTTCAATATTAGAGGAAACCATTCCTCCTTCGATAGTACTGATATGATGCGCTGGATAAAACGAACACGACGCTGCGACGGCATGTTTGGTAAGAAGATCACCTCTCCACCTACTGCCAAGACTATCACAGTTGTCAGCGATGTAATGAAGGTTATACCTGTGGACAATATCGAGAAACTTATCGAAGTCGTAGGGATTTCCCAAAACAGGTGAAGAGAATACTGCCTTTGTTCTGGTTGTAATCTTTTCACGGATCTGGTCTAGGTTCCAGTTCAGATCACTGTAATCAATGTCAACAAAGATTGGATTCAATCCATTCTGAATAATTGGATTGATTGTAGTTGGGAAACCACAAGCACAGACGATGATCTCATCACCATCTTGCCAGTCAAAGTATTTCTTTAGTGCAGCAATCATGACTAGGTTCGCAGAAGAACCTGAGTTGACCATTACCGAATGCTTGAAATCGAACATTTTAGAAAATGCTCGTTCAAACTTATTGACTTCCTCACCAGCAGGCAACCACTTACCTTCTAAAAGCGTTGTAATCGCTGCAGCAACTTCACGTTCATCCCAGTAAGGACCAGAATAGAAAATCTGATCACCCTTCTTCCAATCTTTATTAGCAAGATAAGGGAAAAGGTTTTCTTTATCGCGTTGAAGTTGTGAAATAAAATTTGTTACTTTGTCGTTTACAGACATAAATCTTTTACAATGAATTCTAAAGAAAGTTTTGGTTCAAATCCAAGTGATTGAAGTTTCTTTGTGTCCATCCAGAAATTTTCTGTCTGAACATTCTTGTGGAACACTGGTGGTTCCATGTTCTCAATCTTACCCTTCGACTTTATATAGTGGTTGGCAAGATGGATGATTTCGCCTACTGATGTTGGTTTGCCAGATCCAACATTATAAATCTCGTTTAGGTTACCTTTGTCGGTAACTAGTTTGATTGCACGACAAACATCTTGAACGTGCATTATATCACGACAATGTGATCCATTGTTATAAAGTTTGATGTCATGATGAAGTTTGAGTTCATCAATCAACCAAGTAATAGCATTCTTTTTCCTAGATGCTTTTTGATCACCAGCACCAAGAACATTACAAAGTCGAAGAATACGATACTTCATTCCATATGTATCTGCGAACGACATGATTAGTTGTTCTGCACAGCGTTTAGTGATGGAATAAAACCCAGTTGGTTCACAACGTGCATCTTCTTTTGCTGGCATGTATGAAGTTTTACCATATACAAACCAGGAACTAATAAAATTGAATGTAATGTCTTCGGATCTACAGTGATCTAATACTTCACATAAGACTTTTAGATTAGTCTCTACGTCAAGTGTAATTCTATCATGAACATTATAATTGTCAACCGTAGAAATAAAATATAGAATGTCTTTTGTCTTTGGTTTGCGTTCATCACGTTGCATTTCTATGCAATCGTCATACATCTTTCTGAAATTACCACCTACAAACCCAGTGCCACCGTATAAAGAAATCATTGCCCCAAATACCAATCAACAGTCATTTTCAGTGCTTGATCAAAATCCATATGTGGGATCCATCCTGTAGTCTTAGTCAGTTTTTCAAAACTCATCCCATATCTTTTGTCCTGCCCAGGACGATCGTGTGATACTCCAATCAAACTATGTGGTTTACCAAGAATATCTAAGATCTTTTTTGTGACTACAATGTTCTGCAATTCACAATCACCGCCAATATTGAAGTGATCGTTCATTACACGTTGTTCTTCCAAAGACCAAATAGCACGGCAATGATCATAAACGTATAACCAGTCTCTGATCTGCTGTCCACCACCATACATATAAGTCACTTCGTCTTTTAGTGCATTGAAGATAACTTTTGGAATAAGTTTTTCAATGTGCTGATGCTGTCCATAGTTATTACTGCAATTAGTAATTAGATATGGCAATCCATAAGTATTATGCCATGTCTTTACATAATGATCTGAAGCAGCTTTACTTGCACTATATGGATTTCGTGGATCGTATGGTGTTTCTTCTGTGAATAATTCGGTATCTTCATACTCTAATGATCCATAAACTTCATCTGTAGAGATGTGATGAAATTTCTGGATATCAATTGCTAGACTAGAATTTAGAAGATTGATTGTCCCAATGACATTTGCTTCTAGAAATGGTCTGTAGTTTGTAATAGAATTATCTACATGACTTTCCGCAGCAAAGTGAAAGACTTTGCGTGGTTTATATTTCTTGAAGATATAATCTACATGATTTTCATTTGTAATATCGCACCAAACAAACTCAAACTGCGGATCCTCAGGAATAAACCGAAGATCCGCAGCGTAAGTCAAGTTGTCCAGTACGATGACCTTTTCATTCGTAACTTTCTTCATATAGTGAAGAAAGTTACTGCCGATAAAACCTGCACCGCCAGTAACTAAAAACATCAGTCCGTGTAATAATCACTACCTATTCTACCATAATCATCTTCCAATCGCACAATGTCATCCTCATGGCAGTTGCCATATTGAACTTCAATAAAAAGAACTCCTTCGTCACCAGCAGTCATGCGGTGACGGGAGTTGATTGGAATATGAAAATGCTTTCCAGGGTGAACCCATTCGGTATATTCGTTTAGTTGAACTAAACCAAACCCTTCCACAATGTTCCAATGTTCAATTCGATCATTGTGATATTGAAGGGAAAACCGTGCGTTTGGATTTACATAAATCCTTTTGACCTTGTATGATTGTCCTTGATCAATAGTCTCGTACCAACCCCAAGGTCTTTCCCTGCGTACACATGTACAACTCATTTTCTTATAAGATAAATTTTCAGGCTCGCCACCAATTCTTTGACTGGAAATTGGAAACCAGGCGGAGAAAAATCCCCATCCGCACCAGCAAGAATTTTTATTGTCCCTTATCTTGCGGGGACAATAGGGGTCATAATTGACTCCACCACTTGCTTTTAGGAAGCAAGAAACCCAGGGGTCATATTGACCATCCCGACCAGGGCGATTTTTTAGTCTTCCCGAGACTTATACTAGAACACCTGCATCCATAAGATCGTATTCAAGATTGTCAAGAATTACATTATAATCTTTTTCCACATCATCGTAAAAATATACGTTGCGGGACTTGTAATACTTATAAAGCTTTTCATATAGTTTTGGATATTCTTCATCGAGATAAAAAGTACCCTCGACGGCAGCAGTAAGTTTTTTGATGTCCGTCTTGAACTTAGAAAAGAATGGACTGCGAGACATTTGTTATTGAATGTTTACGTATCTAGTATAGGATGTAAAGGCACTTATGTCAAGTGCCTAGTCGGAGTGGTTGGGATCGAACCAACGTCTTCTGCTTCCCAAAAGCAGCCGTCTACCGCTGACTTACACTCCGTGGTGGAGAATAGCGGACTCGAACCGCTGACATCCTGCTTGCAAAGCAGGCGCTCTACCAACTGAGCTAATTCCCCAAGGCGGAAGCGGTTGGATTCGAACCAACGGTGCTACTAACACGGTAGTTTTCAAGACTACTGCCATAAACCACTCGGCCACGCTTCCATTCACAATCATTCCAATGTCTTATAACGCCTGCAACAATAAATGCATTTGTTATAAAGTATGTAGTGAAGATTACTGTCCGTATAATTGCTATGCGATCTGCTTCATGATTTTCATCAGAAGCTTTCTCACCTAACGATTTACACCAAAGTCTCCACATTAGCGAATTTCAAATTCAAGTTTTCTAACTTTTCGTTGACGCCTTGCTTCCTGAAAAGCGAGGTCATCTTTACTTAGTATACTAGAAGATTGCTTTTTTGTAAACCCTTCTAAGACAACGATTTGTGAAAGATCTACTGCTGAAATCTTATCACCATAAATCGTTGCCCGATTGGGGCATCCGCAAACTATTCGCTTTGAGGAGCTCTTCAACTCCTTGTTGCAACACTTGCAACGTATCATTAATGTGTTTGAGTTCATTTTTAATGTCTTCTAACTCTTCATGTATATCCTGATGATGAAACCTCAAGGGTTTTTGAATGATTTTCTTGAGTTTGGATAGTTTCATTTCAAAGTTGCTTTTGGTTATTTAGGGTTTGAAAATATTCCTTACTGGCAATTTTAGGAGTATACCCAGGATAGAATTTTTTTACAATAGAACCAACGCCCATTGCAGTGATAGCACTATCACAAAGCACCCATACAGTTTTTTCGTTACAGTCCACTACATGTGGAAATGGAAATTTAGTTTTCATAAGTAAATGTTTTGTTTTTCACTTTAGTATCAAATTCACCAGTTTTACCTGGGTTCATTTTTCCAACTTTAACATTTTTACCTTTACCTGGCCAAGATGTTTTGGAAGTTCCAGTAAGACTTGCAGACTTTTTCTTTTGAACTAATACAGAATCTTGATTGTACTTAGCGCCAAGTTTAGTAATTGCTTTTTTGAATTTTCTCTTTCCTTTCTTACCAGAAGAAACTACATAAGATTTTTCAGAAACTTTTTTTTCATCCTTTGTTCCAGGATTTTCTGTATATCTTCCTTTGACTTTTGTCGGACCAGGAAGACCAGCGCCGCGAATGTCCTTCGCCAATTGCCTAGATCGTGCTTTATTTTGAGACTTAGATTTGTCTCCACGTTCAGCGGACATAATTGCCATGCCACCCTTATCCGATTTAGACTTGACACGATTGAGCGAGGTCTCTTGGATGTGCTGACATTCTACCATGAACTGAGAAAAAGTTTTCATCTTATTACACTTTCTTATCTACTACTTTTTACTTATTTATATGGGTGATGACAGGATCGAACTGCCGACAGCCTCGGTGTAAACGAGATGCTCTACCGCTGAGCTAATCACCCTGGAGCGGAATATCGGACTTGAACCGATGACATTCAGCTTGGAAGGCTGACGTTCTACCACTGAACTAATTCCGCGAAAGATTGCGGCATTCTGGTTTATCTTTCCAGCGCAAACAATCTAACTTGGTCTCCTTCTAGGATATCTGCCTAGCGAGTACCAATGTCGGTGAAAGGACTTGAACCTTCACGGGATACCCCACTGGAACCTAAACCCAGCGCGTCTACCAATTCCGCCACACCGACAAAAAATGGGACTTACAGATCTCTCATGCCCATTGCACTTCCTTCACACCTGTATACTATACCAAAATTTTATTTTTCTGTCAACCCCTCCAGTCTTTAAGTTCTGGAACATAATCACAAATATCAAATCCTCTGATTTGATTTATTTTATGTATATGATCAAAAACTAACTCTTTATTTTCTTTTATATGCAAAAAATTATTTAATTTTTCAAATGATTCTGAAGTTACGTTATCGCAAAATATTTTATTATCATATATTTTTTTCTTTTGAATATTAAATATATTCTCAGGCAATGATTGTATAGAACACGCTACAGGTTTGTGCAAAATATTAGAAAATTCTATTGATTTTACATATAATTTACTTGAAAAATATTCAATAATATCAATAATATTAAAGAAGTTATAAATTGATAACGTAATGCTAATATCAAATCTTATTCCTGTCTGATCATATACTTTTTTCATGTTTGCAACTACTACATCAAAATCAGTGCTTCTAATCCATGAATAAATTTCTTTAGTTCCATCTATACTAGCTGTTAAATTTACTTTACTAGGATTTTTATTTAAGACACGAATATGATTTTCTCTCAATAAAGACATGTTTGTTACTATAGCAACTTCGCATTCTTTATTAATATCAAAAAGATTTTCTAAAATTGAAATATTATTATCATCCGCAAAAGGTTCCCCACCTTTTATTATCATGTATTCTAGTCCTGACAAAATATTTTTTATTTTATTAATAGAAGAATTTGATAATTTTTGCAGAGGAAATTCTATTCTACCAAACAAACTATCATATTTTTTCCAAGAAGAACTTAAGTAACTATTACATGTTGAACAGACAGCATTACAAATATTACTAGTGGTTAATTCCAAGTATCTAAGTTTTATATCATCAATATTATTTGGAAATTTTTTATCGATACTATCTTTAAATGTTTTTATGAATTTTTTTTCCTTTTCAAGACATTCAAAACACGGGGAAATTTTTTCAAACTCACCATCCATAAATTTTCTTCGTACACTCTTAAGATCTGGAGATGTTTTAAAAAATTCTCCTAAATCATCAATTTCATTAATATTTGATATCTTATAGATATCACGAATTCCCATACAGCAATAAAAAATATCTCCTTGTGTGCCAATAACAAATCCAGTAAAAGGAGATTTACAAATATTTTTCATAGATTATATTCCCCAGATTTGTAAAGACCTTCTTGGATAAGACGCTATAGAAGAAACTTGTGTTACAGAATGACTTTCTGCTTCCGTATTTATTACAAGCACATTTGATTGTGGGCACAACGCATGGATTTGTTCATCTACATCTTCCCATAAAAACAAACCGCCCCACTTCTTATCCCAATCATTTAAATATAATGTAGCACCAAAAGCATAATTGGCATCTGTATGCCAACGAATACCAGAATTTTTCAACCATAGATTATAATTAATAATAATCTTATCTACCTTAGGTAGATGACGTAATAATTCTTTCTTCAATTCTCTTTCTAAGAGAAAAGATACATCTGCAGATAAACAAATACCTGGAATGTCGGCAAATAAACTTTCATCCCAGGTAATCTGATTAGACGACCAAACACGCTCAGATATCAATGCATCTATTTCTTGATTACAAAACTGAACCAATTCCATTCTAATCGATTGTTTGATAATCTTCATCAGGATTTCTAAAATATTCTCGCAATTTTTCCATATCAAGTTTTATTGCACCAAGATAATCTTCATAATTTAAAATTGTATATTTACTTATATAATGTTTATATAAAGATAAATCTTTTAATTTAGCATTTGCATCATTGATAAGTGAAGTTATGTTAGTATCTTTAGTAGTATAACTTACATCCCATATTGCCAAATAAATTTTAGATCTAATTTGATCATATACTAAAGTTCCATTTATTGTTTCTTCAATTAAAATTTGGTATTTTTCTATTTGCACTTCAGTATCATTAATTCTAATAAAATTAGATCTTCCTGTATGAACAAAAGAATTCGCTCCATTAGATTCAAATCTATCATTCATTATAATAGATTTATTATATACTGGCATATCAACTTGCAATCCAGTTCTAACTATTTTGACTTTAAAAAAATTATCAATTAATTTATATTGACACTCTAGAAATTGATCATCACTAAGTTTATTTAAGAAAACTGGTCCCGTTGTTTCATTACTACCAAAATTACTAATAACATCACCAATTATTTTATTCGAATAAAACTCATTTTTCCAAGGTTTAGGGATAAATGTCAATACATGAGCAATAATATTTGGACATTTTTTATCAACATCATTTAAGTAATTTAAAAAGTGTTCAATTTGAGTAATATATGGAAACATTAGATGAGTTTTTCTTTTTAATGAAGATATAAACTGCAAAAATCCTACGTGATCTCTACCTTCAAATGAATAAAAATTGGATATATCTTTAGAAATTAAAGCCGGTACAATATAACAAAATAAACTGCTGCCATGATTAAAGTTATGGTTTCTATAACAACAATAATCTCCCGAAAATAATTTACTATTCCTATGTGCTAATTCATACAAAAAACGATGAGAATGTTCCACACATTTTGGAGCTCCTGTTGTCCCACTAGTAGCACTTTTTACTGCTATAAAATCATCTTCTGTATTATGAGGATATTTTTTTAGTTCTATAGAATTAGAATTTAAATCTTGGTAAGAAAATTTGTGGACTATTTCTTTACTTGAGATCCTTGTATTATATAATAATTTATTACTATTCTGTTTTTTATCTCTTAATGCATAATCTATTGGAAGCAATGCTTTTGTTTTCGAATCCAATTCAAATTTTTTGTGTTTGCTTCTTGATACAATTGGTGATTTATAATAATCACTGATGCTAACTTTTAATCCAAGTTCAAATGCTGCAAACAATGCAGCAATCTGCCATATAGAGGGAAGTTCTCCAATTGTTACTGTTTCCTGTGGAGATACTCCATTATCTATTAGTAAATTTTTATATAAATCTATTGCAATAGATAAATCGCTATATGTATACTCAAAGCACCCTGGATCGAGGTCATCCTCATCTGGACCTGGCACCTTCACATCATAAAATTTTATATTTTTGTTAATAATTTCTCTAGTAATAATCATTTTTTATACTGATCGATATAGTCTTGATATTCATTATTTGGATGATTTACCAAACGTTTATGATAAAAATCAATAACAGTCTTAGCTGCAGTTCCTTGAAAAAATGCAGGAACAATTCCATGTACAATACTAGAACATCCCACCAAGATCATCTTGATCCCAGCATAGGTTGCCCAAATTAAATGACTGCCATAAGTCTCTTGACTTTTTTTCAAATGTTCTTTACTAATTTTTAGCATAACCAATATTATTTTTTTTATTTATAAGCTACTGGTCGGACTTGAACCGACGACCTACGGTTTACAAAACCGTTGCTCTATCCAACTGAGCTACAATAGCAACTGGGGTGGTAAGGATCGAACTTACGACCAAGCGATTAACAGTCGCTCGCTCTACCGCTGAGCTACACCCCAAAGATTACTTTTCGTTTTTATAATGCTCCAGCTCGACCCAATTCAAAAGTGTCTGAAAAGAACTTACTGCTGCTTGGTTACAGTTGTTATCTTTTAGTCTTTGCACATAATATTCTAGTGCTTCGATAACCATTTCGCGGTCTTGTTGTGATAGTAATGACATAATTTTTTCTAGTAAAGGAGCGTCTCAGGCTGGGGTCGAACCAGCGACCAACTGCTTAGAAGGCAGATGCTCTATCCACTGAGCTACTGAGACACATGCCACGGAGCAGTTAATCTTATTTCATCATCCAGGGATTTACATTCTCCAGTATAGCATACTCTTTCGTCAACTGAAAACTCGGAGTATCGTGGTGGTAACATTCTAACAGTTCCATCATCAACTGTCAAGCGTTCATAGTCTCGGATTGCTTTGTTAGGGTGAGACCTGCAGTTCTCACCCATATTTATCACTTACACTCTGGAATAGCAAACACTAGCAACCCCTTGACCAGGATGTGCAATGGAAGAGAAAGCACCATAAGACAAGTCAAGGGATCTACCATCAACGTAAGGACCCCTATCATTTACTCGCACAATTACAGATTTACCGTTTCGTTGGTTTGTAACTCGCAATCTAGTTCCGAATGGTAATGATCTATGTGCTACTGATTTCCTGTAAGCGTTATATCTTTCGCCATTGGCAGTAATCTGCCCATGATATCCGTCACCAACTCCATAATGTGATGCGAGGGAACATCCGCTCGCTGCCTTTGCTGTTACGGGTGCCAATCCGACAAGACCAAAAGCAATAATAGAAAGTGTTTTGAAAAGCATTAAAATTGATTGAACTCTACATCCCAATAGAGAAAGCGCACTTCCCCTTTCTCAAGGGGCAATCTCCTGGGCTCTAATTGTCACATCAAAATCTCATGATGTAATCGCTGTAAAGCGATGTTACATTATAAGTGATTATTTATCTTTTGTCAAGATTTCCGTG